AGAACCATCACTTTTTATTAATTTTAAACCATCTTCAAGTTTGCTTAATTTTATGTTAGCATTAATAGCCACCTCTGCATCTGTGACCGTTAATGGTTGTATTTGTGCATTACCACGAATTTTGGTTATTGGCATGTCTGATCAAACTCTATTGATAAAATATTGCTCTTTAGTATTTATATTACAAAGACACAATAAATATCGAATTTCCTGGAGAAGCTAATGTTGCTCCTGAAAAATTTCCTATAGTAAATCCAGCTTGAAAGAATGAACTTGGAATATTATAAAATTCAAGTTTCTTTGCAGATAAACCAGGCGTCACCACCAATTCATAATAATTAGTGCCATTATCAATAGTTATTTTTGGTGTTGGTGCGGATGGTAAAGAATTTAATATGGTCTCACTTACTAAATATGTTTGAAAGTCTGAAAAATTGCCTATAGATTGCAAAACATTAAATATGCGAGTTGTTGTTGACGATCCAAAATTACCCACAGATAGAAGAGTGCTCTTTATTCCGGGCGACAAATAATTTAAAAGCGCCAATTATTCTGTGGTGTAAGTGTCGAGCCGTCTGGATTTAGTGTCGGACTAGGGTCAAGCGGGTCAAAAGGAACAAATGTCATATATTCTCAATTTATTTTTCATCGTGCCTAGTTGGTTTAACTGGCATTCTTTTTTCCCTCTCATTAGACAGAAGAATTATTAGGTCTTTTATTACTCTATGTGAGCTAATTCTATTTAAATTTTCTAGAATTGATTTGGTTTCTGTTATTGCTATAAATCCAGAAACTATTGCTTCGATGGGCAAATCAAAATCTGTCAATAAATACTTATGAACTATAAATGAAACTATTATAGTAATAGAATATATTAAAATCTTGCTGATACTTCTAGACATCTTAGAACTTGTTATGGTTTGCTTTTCCTTTAATGAAGCCCAGACGCCGGTAATGAGGTCAACAAATATTAAAAAATAAACGGCGAAAATTGCAGATTTTATTGGTGCTAAAAGAGACACCGCAATAATTAGCCAGCTTTTTATAGCCGCAGCAAAATTAGTTAAGTCAAAATAACTAAACACGCTTTTTAAATAAAATTTTATTTCAGCAAACATTTATTTTATGCTCATTTATACAAAAATATATTTATCTATGCACCTCTAACTTCCACCGCCACCAATTCAACATCACCCAAAATTGTATCTGTTTCATGAGATGCAATTCTGGAAATTTTCAGTCTGTAAAGTTCATCAGATAATAATCCATCAATGTTTGTAAGAGATATTTCACTAATATTAATAATACCAGATGTTGCATTTGAGGTGAACACTTGCTCGATGTTGGTGGTAAAAGAATCAGAATCCAAATCTGTATTACATCTTTCTATAGAAACACCCCATCTGCAAGCTCCAGAAATCGCCGAGGTGGTTAACCAGTGCAATCTGATTTTAAGACCTCCGGTCAAATATGAATTTTGAGGGATTATTCCTAAAAAAACTGCTGACTCATTCACAGAATCATCAAAGTCTAAAACTTTAATTGAATTTCTACTATCTTCGGTTGCAAAATTTAAACTGGGTGGTTGATTATCTTTTGCTGTAAATGATGCGTAGGTAAAACTTGGTGAATAATTTACCCACTGAGAAGTTGTTGAGTTGTATTTTAATAATTGGTTATTAAGTGGTGTGGATATTGTTACATCATCTAATCTATCCAAATTAAACCCGCCTGATGGAGTATCTGCGATATAATTAATATCACCTATTGGTTCTTTTACTCTAACATAAATCTCATCTTCTAATACTGCATTATTGTCAAATGTAACACGCAAAGAAATTACATAATCATAGCCATCCAAACCGCCGGTTGTTGTGATTCTAACCGTGGTTTCGTTGGGTGTTAGTATCGCAGGTGTAGTTGATGTTAGAAAGTCATTGGCGCCTTCAACATTCTGTGGAAACTTTCTTTTCCATCTTTTAGCACTGGCTGTGGCTGCGGTGATTTTGGTTGCACCTCTGGGAAGAATGTGCAATTTGCCAAATCCAATTTCTATAGGCAAAATCTCATCTGGTCTTTTTATATATATGTCTAATTTGGAAGTGCCTATATTCATTAAATATCTCTTTACTTAAATCTTTTTCAAATATATACTATAAATCAAAATTATTTATGTCTAAGTGAGTTTGAATATTATAAGGAATAAAAATGGAACCAACAAATACCTTTACCATAAATCTTAACCTTCAAGAGTGTGATTTTATAATAAAACTAATCGGTCAATTATCCATAAATCCAGCTTCAAAAGAAGCCGGTCAAATTGTGGAAATAGTTCAATCAATAATATCAAAGTTTCCAGTAAGGGACCAATAATTACATTGGTGCAATAATTATTGAATTATTGTTTGCTGGAAATGCAACTCCCAAATCATTTATTATTGAAAACGAAGCCAAAAAAGCAACAGGTATATTATTAAATTCAATTCTTTTGGAAGATGTGGTATTGGATGTTGTTATTGAATATTGACTAACGCCGTCAGTTAATTTAACACTAGATGGAAGTCCAACTGGTGTAACAACATCTAAAAATAATATAACTTTGGCAAAAGAGGCCGATGCTGGATTAGAATATGCCATGAGGTCGGATTGCATATCTGATGCCAAACCATTTATTATGGATGCAGATATTGGTTGTATTCCCTTGGGTGAAATAATATCAGTAGATGAAGATCCCGTGGGTATTGTTATATCTATTAGTCCTACTCCTATAGTTGGCATATTTTTCCTAATTTTTAATTTATTCTAATTCTTCAATTCTGGCAGTTAGTAATTCTATCTTGGCGTTTAGTTCTTTAATAGCTCCAACCAACACTGGAATTATTTCAGTTATAGCAACACCATAGTAATCCTCCTCAGATCCGGATACCGCTTCTGGAATATGCGGCAAAACTTCTTGAGCAATAAAACCAATGCGAGACGAGTTGTTTGATTCATCGGATATATAATCAAAGCGAACCGGGCGTAAGTTGTGGATTTGGCTAAGACCATACTCAAGAGTTTGAATGTTCTTTTTTTGACGTTGATCTGAAACGGTAGCCCAGCTAGTAGACCCACTACTAAGTCTTACTCCAACATCTGAACCATTGACTATCCAATACTCATTTCCACTACCGTTAGAGCCTGGCCCAACTTGCCAAGTGGTCCCACTACCGAATTTGAGATATGATATAGAACCTGAAGAACCAGCGGATGCGCTAGTGCCAATTAAAACTTGCCCAGCATTATTAATCCTGAAACGCTCAGTGCCAACCGTCGCATCTCCGCCAGTATAAAATATGTGGTCGCTACCATTTGCGGCATAATTTACTGCACCGTTAAAATCAACCCGCCAACGACCTCGAAGGGTTCCATTAATTTGAGCTTGCAAAACAGCTTGACCAGTTGCACTACTATTAGTAATTCTAATGCTGTCGTTGCCAGTTTGACTAAATGAGCTTGCTGTTTCTACATCTAATGGAGCATCTGGACTTGTAGTTCCAATTCCTAATTTTCCAGTGCTATCAATCCTTACTCTTTCGCTTCCATTAGTAGCTACAGCCCAAGTATCAGCAGCAGGAACAAATATTCCGGTATTAGAATCATTACCAGCACACAGTGAAGGAGCACCGGCTGTTCCTGTTCCATTAATTAGTATTTGACCTTCGCTTGTAACTGTCATGCGAGTGGTGGCTGTTATAGAGCCATTGGGGCAAGTTGCAAATATTATATCAAGCGGCATAGATGTTGAACTAACTGTTCCTGCAGAATTTACGATTGCCGAAATTCTAGCTCCGGTGGTAAATCCGGTTCCATCAGAACCTTGCATATTAATAGCGGCTAAACTGTCTCCTGCGGCAACTGCCGTAAAATCAGTGAATGTAGTACCTTTACTTCTGCGTAAAAATATATTTGCTTGCGTACTAGCTGAATCGTGATTCTGAATTGTTATACCATCTTGACCACCTAAAAATGATAAACTAAGTGAAGTATACTCTGTGACTCCACCAATTCTAACTTTTCCATTATTATTAACTCTAAGTCTCTCTATTCCTCCGGTAGAAATTGCAAGTATATCCTCTGCCGGTCTAAACATGCCAGTATTAGTATCTACAGAAAATGAAAATGATGGCGAAGACGCTGAACCAGTTATTCCTTCAAATTGACCTGCGCCAATAATATTTCCAAGATGGTCTAGAGTAAGTCTTGTAGTTAGTGTACCTGATGCGTTTGCAGTTTGAAATGCGAGTGAGCCAGGAATAATTCCAGAAGTTATAGTATCTGTGACTGTTGCTAATATTCTAGCCGAATTTGCATAGGTTGTGCCATCTGCGCCCTTAAATGATATCATACCAAGCGTATCATTTAGAGAAACCGCAGCATTTACGCCAACGGTGCCACTACGACTTTTTTTAAATAAAAACTCAGATGAATATTGATCGTTAAAATACCTGGTGCTAGATATTGAGCTTACGGCTTGTGTAAGTCCTTCTATTGAGAGGGCAACATCAGGAGATGATGTGCCTATTCCAACGTATCCAGCATTATTAATTCTAAATCTTTCTGTTCCTCCGGTAGAAATTGCGATGTTATCTTCTGCTGGTCTAAAAATTCCGGTGTTTGTATCACTAGAAAAACTCAACACCGGAGCCGCTGCGGAGCCGTTGCCTACTTGGATTTGGCCGGTGGAGGTTATTCTCAAACGCTCAGTTGATGCTGTGGAAAAAGCCAGAGTTCCAGCCGCTGCTCTAAACATCCCCATGGTAGTTTCATTTGTGAAATAAACTCCAGGAGATGATTGTGAGCCATCTGCAAAAGAAGTTATATAATTTAAGGTTCCTGCACTTAAAACAAAACCGGAACCCAAAGTTAATTGCTCTATCGATCCGGTTCCTGTTTGTCTTCCCAATAAAGATGGTCCGGTTATATTTTGTATTTTTGAAAAACTAACTGCCTGTGAGTCTATTGTCCAGGTGGAGCCAGAATTAGAGACCGTTATATCACCTTTATCACCATCACTTAATGCGCTAGATGCAATAGTAACAGTTTTTGTAGTGTTGTTTGGTGTTAAAGTTATTCCAGCACCAGCTTCAAGGTTCAAATTTGTGGTTAAGCTATTTGCCGTTATTGTGGTTGCGTTTCCAGTAACTGAAATAGTTGAAAATAAATTTTGGTCTCCGGTGTTTGTGCCACTGGAAGTACCACTAAATGTGCCGCTCTGAGTTGCTAATGTACCAAGACCCAATGTGGTTCTTTGTGCGGTGGCGTCAACATCATCCAGAAGATTTCTTCCTGCTGCTGTGCAGGTAATTTCCTGAATTGCTCCAGCTCCGGCTGAAGAACGACCCAAAATTTTATCTGTGGCTGAAACATTTTGTATTCTATCGTAGGTTATGGAACTTGGCTTTATGGTCCAAGTTGCACCTTCATTGGATACGGTTATATAAGCACCTTTATCTCCATCTGGTACTATGGTTCCTGGGCTAGTAGCAAGTTCTCTACCTAAATATACAATATACAAAGGAAAGCCCGCAGATGGGGCTGAATCAAAAACTATCTGAGTGCCACCATTGGATAGTGCATAATCATCATCGGGCTTTTGTACTTGTCCACTATATACAACCAAAATGGAAGATGCGCTAGAAACTCTATATGTTAAAGTAAAAGTAGTTGCACTACCAGTTGGAGTTAGAGTTTGCGTTTCAAATAAGCCGTATGGATTATCTCTGCCTATATATTTTCCCATATTACAAAACTCTGACTATATAATTTAATATTAAATGTGGTGTGTTTGTTTGAGTTCCAGAAGTAAGAACCGCAGAATTGGAGGTCGTGCTAACATTTTGACTATTGGTTGTTAAATCATTATTTCCGTTATTTCCACCGGTTACTTTTCCTATGCTACCACTAAATGCTCCGGTTGCGTGAGTGTGAGAGCCGTCGTTAGTGCTCGCAGTCACACCAATGGCTGAAGTATTATTTCTATTTTGAAGATTGGATGTTGAAGATAAAATAATATCCGGTATACCATGTGAATGAGCTGGTATTGAGTGTGTATGAGAGGTTTGATCAATATACATTCCGGTTGCTGCTGCGGAAATACTATGAACATGATCTAAATCTCTGGAATCTGTGCTTATTGAATGGCTGTGATTTCCCTGTGATGGACCTTGTATTACACCACCATCTGTTTGAGCACTGCCATTATTGGCTCTAGTTGAGACATAAGTTATAGATCCCGTCTCATGATTATGCGAACTATTACCCGTTCCCCATATTCTTAAAGTGTGAGTGTGTTCACCGCCGGAAGTGGTGCCTCCACCGTGACTATGTGTGCTCGCACCAGAGCCACCATATGTTTCAGACCAAGATCTGGTATTACCTGCTGCTCCCGAAAGTGGTGTGGCGGGTGATGAAGTATATGTAGACGGAGTTCTAGTTACACCCGCTGCGGGCGCCGGACCACCATAATTGCCATAATAAGTATTAGCTGTAGCACCCCAGTGATGACCGTGTCCTGGGTCTGTTAATGTAATGTTTGCTATAGATCCGTTGGTTGTTGCATTTCCGCTGAGAGGGTGTAAACTGGTACTACCATTATTAGAATGAGTGTGACCAATATTTATGGTAGTAGTATGAGTTCCGCTATCAGCTCCAGTAATTGCTATGCTTGATCCTACGGCCGTGTCGTGAACATGATGATGCCCAGGAATAGTATGCGTGTGAGTCATTTCATGATTATGTGCCGGCACTGTGTGATCGTGAGTAAGAGAACGTAAAGATACGTTGGATATACCTTCATTTGTTCCTAATTGATCCGAAGGACCTGCACCGATAGGAACACGGCGTCTTAAATCTGGAATATTAAATGTTGTGCTACCGTCGCCGGCTCCATATCTATATCCGCCAGCAGAATATAGAGTGTTTAATCCAGAATAAGTGGTTCTGGATATTGGTGTTCCATCACACAAAAGCCATCTGCTATTAATTAAAACTCCAGAACTGGCCGTTCCAGAATATGGTGTTATAGATCCTATAGGCATTAAATTGGTTACAATTTCATTTATTAATCCTGGAAGAGTAGATACATCCACACCATCAACAGTACCACTTACTGTTATATTTCCTGCGATATTTGCGGAGTTAGCTTGAACAGCATTTGCATTTGCTGTTCCAGATAAATGCAAGTCAGTAAACTTCTTTGTTGATGTGCCCAAAGTTTGAGTTTCTGTGGTTTCTGAAGCTATAGATCCTGTGGTTATATTTGTAATTTTAGTTCCAGCAATAGAAGCCGAAATCTGAGTGGGAGCATTTACATTGGTAATATTAGATGCATCTGAATATAACAAATTTTGAACTGTTGTGCCATTACTTAAAAAAGAACGAATGGAGGTATTATTTGATAGTAATATTTTAGATGATACTACAGAATTATCCTGAATCTTTGTTGTGCTAATAGCATCATCAGCAATTTTTGAATTAACTACGGAATTTGCTGCTAATTTTCCCTCGGTGACAGCAAAGTTCTGTAATTGTGCTGTTCCAACTGCATTGTTTGAAACTTCACCGGTTTGACCAGGAGATAGTACGGATCTTCTACTAACGGTGGAGAAGCCGAGGTGCAGAACTCTTATTTTAGCTCCGCTTGCAGGAGCAACTCTAAACTTTATTCTGTTTGGCACTAAATCTGTTCTTAATGCATAATCAGAATTGGCTGTCACTGAAGTTCCGTTCCAATTTTCTCCAACCTGAACAGAGCCATTTACCGTAACTAATATGGCGCTGTGATTTACTGCATCTTGAGCTAGGGTAAAATCGGTTGTGGTCCCATTTGGAGTAAATTCGGAAGGAGATTGAGTTACAAAGTTTCTAAGATTTTGTGTTAATTGATTTGGACCTACAGAATTATCTGATGGAACTAAATTGTAAGTGGCGTCACCTTTATGAACAACATATAGTCTATCTTCCGTCTTTGGAGCAGAAGGAAAAGTTATTTGTTTATTTAAATTTAAACCAGTTCCACCTATTGTATAATCAAAATGAGGAGATTCGGGATTTAAAATTTCCCAAAAGCCTGAAAATCCATGAACTAAAGTTAAATTGTCATTGGTTGTTGTTCCTGCGGTTTGAGCACCACTTTGTATTAATGTAATCGTTGCGGTGGTGCCATCATATGTGCAATCAGAAATCACAAACTTATTGTTATTGTTGGAAGAAACCGCATTTGTTATTGTAAGTGTGTGATCCGAATCTGTGAATTTGGTTAGAGATTCTCTAATAGTAGATACAGCAGCAGCCGCAGCTCCTGTGGTTGTTATGGTAAAAGTTGTCGCTGGCGGCGAGGCAGGAACTGTAATAGTAAATGCCCCACCATCAGTTATTATTTTTTCAAGAATATATTTCTGGCGGAAAACATATACATTTCCCTCATAGCCACCAGGAACTTCTTGACTGAGATTAAATGTTTGAGTTGTATTGTCTGGAACAATATCATCTCTTACATTTGACCCTAAAACTAGGAGTGTTCTGCCGTTTCCTATATATGCCATTTTAAACTCTTTTTATTATACATCCTCAACCAAGGATACAACAACATCCACTGTGCTTCCTACAGAATCACACTTAATTTGAATATAATCTCCGGCTTCTAAAACTATTTTTTGCCCGTCAATTATTTGTATTGCTGAACCCACCGGAATAGGAGCATTTTTTACAATATGTGCTGTTACTCCGGCTGAAACATCCACAATTTGAACTGAAGTTTGGACTCCGCTATTGCTATTAGTGGCAACATCGCACTCAATTATATATGATGTTTTGCCGGCTGGTGCAGTATATATTGTGATGTATGTATTACCAACTCCAGATTTTATTGCGTTTTTAAATATTCCTAATGCTGCCATATTTTAACTCATCGCTATTGATCTAATTAAACATCTTCTGATTTCTTGTTCGTATATATGATTTAGTGCATACACTAAACTTAAACTTTGTAAATTCTCGTAGGTGGCTCCACTGAAAGTGGATTGAAATGGTGTGTCAACTATTATAGTTTCATTATCCACTATGCTTTGAATTCTTTTTTCAATTACACTCGCCGGAGAAACTGTTGTAATTTTCAACAAATCACCAACAGAAAATAGTAGAGAATTAGTAAATGTGGTTCCAGTTCCTTTTAATACTTGCGGACCAGTACCAGTTAATGGATCAATATTTACGCTTACGGTTCCACTCCTTGCTGTTAAACTTTGCAATTCAACTAAAAGCGGTGAACTTAATTTATTCAAATCGCCTATTTCGTTGGCTGCAATATTTGTTTTTTGCATCCACACATTGAAGCTATCGTTTTGATGCTGTGCAATCTTTTGTGATAGTGTCTTAGGCGTTGTCATTTAGTTAATAGTTCCAAAATTTTATTTAATTTCTCTTCGACCATATCCACTTTTTTTTCAAGTGTATTTAGTCTATTTTCCCGAACTAATTCTTTTTCTAGTCTTTGTTTTTCTGTATTTCTTTCGGATTTATATTTTTTATATGAATTTTCATCCACGTTTATAATGGCTCCGGTAATAGAATCTCTAACTAAACCATCATGTTCTTGGACTTTTAAAAATCTATTCATCTAATATAAGCATCCTAAAATTCTTAACTCTTACTGCTCTAGCTGGATTTCCTCCTCGCATTACTATTTTAGCTTGCGCTCCAGTAAATGCTGGCAATCCACCTAAAGTACATTCATAATCACTGAAATCTAGGTTGGATAAATTAGGTCCTGGAGTTGCATCAACATACGCACCATTTACTTCGGTATTAAATGTAGCCTTAGTCCAAATAGTGGACTCAAATGGTGTTGATGCATTAACCAATTCTAATTTATAATATAACTCTATAGCGCATGTTTCATCTCGGGAACCCTCAAACATAATTTTTAATGCATTTGAAGGTCTTGAAACAACAAGTTTCTTGGATATATATTTCGACCCACAACTTCCGGCATCAGGAGATATTTCATCTACAAATCTATCTTTTTGTGTTATAGTTATGTTTGAATTTTCCGAACCCGAGGTTCCTAAAATCTTTCTATCAATTTCGATTTCAATTAGCTTAGGGCTGCCAGACAAATCAGTATCAGGAGTGGTATTATTTGGTGTATAATTTACAGCCAAAATTAAGGCTGGTTGTCCGCTAGTAGCAACGCTTGGGTTTCCAATATCTCTGCTACCACTGCTTGAACCCGTAATAGTAACATATTTTCCAACATCCAAGTTACTTAAATGTTTTGCGATATTTCCATCTGCGGTTTTTATTTTCAAGTTTTGCGAGTTTATATATAAAGCTCCCGAAAATCCCACATTTAATGGATAATCCAATAGCAATTCGCTATCACTAACCACAGAAACAACTTTTCTGGATTCTTTTGCCGTGGTTGTAACAGTATCTCCAACTCGTATTTGCTCTCTGAAAATTGTATCTGAGTTACCAGTTAAAACTCTGCTACCTGCTGTTCCTGTAACAGTTCCCGTAGCTTGAGGAGCTGATGTTGTAAAATACAATTTCCCATTTGTATTTCCTGTTGCAGGAGACACGGTTGTTGGAACAACCTGATAGTCATCTAATGCGGTGTTTATTACTTGACCTGGATTCACTCCTTCCACTGAAAGACCTCTGGGATCATCCAGCCTATTGGATATTAGCATAGCAGTCATTCTTGACTCATCTACTATTGGAGAAATATTTGGATTAGAACTCTTTAAAATCGCTCTAACTTGAATAGACTTTCTGGCTCCAACATCTTGATCGTCCGTACTATAACTGTTTGCGGGTCCTGGTGGTAATCCAACAGAAGGCAACTCATTTATATAAGAAGCAACCAACATTGGATTATCAAATATCAATTTCTCATTTGCAAATAAGGTTTTTCTGGGTTGAATTCTATAGGTCTGAGTGGAAGAATCATTTACTCCACAACCTGAAATAGTTTGAATATTCCAAGATATTTGTGTATCAGGGAATTCCAGAGGAGTGGTTAATAGAGTCAATTCTTCATATCTTTTATTTTCTGTGGCCAGTATTTTATTTCCACCATATCTTCCACTTTTTGATATTGGAAGACCTGGAGTTGGAGATTGAACGGTGATGCCAGTATAATTGCTAGTCAATGTTAATTGAGAAGATGTTGATATTGATGCTATAATATAAGATGCGCCTGCTATTAGTATAGTATCACCCACCACATAATCCACATCGAATTGAGTATTGGATCCGGTTACAGTAGTGCTACCATTGGTTACAAAAACCACACCTCTTGGCTTACCTACATTTATAGTATAATAATCCAATTCTGTACTTTGAACTTCAAATCCTTGATAGTCAAATATCACATCAGAATTTAATCCACCCAAATTACCGGCTGAAGGTAAATTAAATGTGGTTGCTGGAATAACCATGCTGGCTGAAAGAACCGTGTTATTATAAAATTGGGTTCTTATGGTAGCTGTAGTTGCGGTGGGTGTAGATTTTGTAATTCTACGATTTTCTTTGGTTGTAGGATGTTGAATATATGCACCATCTGGAATATTTGCAAGCGCAGCTCCAGTTAGTGTTGTTCCAACACTTGTTATACCAGTTATTGTGGTGTCATATGCTGGGCTAAAAACTACCTTACTTGCTCCAGCTCCAGAAGTTCTTGCTGTGGTATGACCATGATTTGGATGCAAAACTCGAATTGATCCGGTTTGCGAAGAATCGCTGGAGTTTAAAAACTCAAATGGATCCAAAGTCAGAGCTTTAAGAGATAATTCTTCATTTACATAATCAATTTCTCCGGTAACTGCGGTATTAAATACAGCTTTGTTAACCCTAAATTTCATGTCTTGTTTTGGAGTTTGAACCCAATTTATACCATTTTCTGAATAGAATAATAATCCATCCAAAAATACTGGCTGATTTATTGGAATTTGAGTTCCTATTTCCACATTAAATGGTTTGGTTGCTTTAGTATCGTCTGTTCCACTTTCTGCCACCCAAACATTATACTCTGTACTATTTGCTATTAGAACTATTGAATAATATTGTCCTTCGGCAACATATACCGGAGATTTAAATGTAAATCTGGTGGGGACCAATTGGCTTCTAGGATTTCCACTATATTCTGTTGCAATACCGGAAACAAAATTACCCGAGTTATTGGATTCTCCATTTAACCAAGGTCCACCAGGTCCAGTTATTGTTAGTGTACCATTTAATTCACCTTGATTATTCAAATTAAAATGATTTGTTATTACTTCTGAGGCGTCTTTTATAACTTCACCAAATGGTAATATTTTATAAGTTGGGAAACCATCATCACTCATTGGTCTAAGTTGTAAGGTTATTGGAGGAGCATTTAAAACATCAGACGGTCTGGTTGCAAAATAAACATCAACGGAAGTTATAAAGCATCCACCTTTTTCCTTAATTAAAAATGATTGAGCAAGAGGATCTTGAGGAACGGCTTGCGTGTCTCCAAAAGTAGTGCTTAACACTTGACTAATAGGATCACTGGATGTGGTTGTATTATTTGCTACAGTAAACATTCTGGTTGAAAGAGTTGTTTGCTGCTTGGTATCAATCCACCCTCTGGCAACATATCTTGCATCACCTGCGGAATCAGGAGCTGGATTTAAAGAATTTATACTTGAAGTTGTAAGTCTAAAAATTCTTTCGCCAGTTTTAAATCTAAGACCGGTTTCTGTGGGAGAAGGAATAGTAAATGATCCACTAACAGTTCCCGTACCGTCACAAATTAAAGCGGCGCCAACAGCCCCACCAATAGGGCGACAATAAGTCGATACATTTACTCCATCAAAGAATGGATAAACTCGGGCTTTTGGCTTAAATCCTCGACCCACAAAATTTATAGTTTTGCTTCTGATAAATTCCGCCATTGCGGTATCAATAATTCTTTCACCTAAATTTATGGGTGCAGAGAATCCTTGATCCACAAAAGACGATGTAAAATTGGTAGTAATTCTCTCTCCAGTTTGAGTTGTTGTGGTTTGAGTTTCTTCGGAAACCCAACTCTTTCTGTCAATAGGAATTCTCTCGCCGGCATTAGCGTACCCCTCAGGCACAGTAATGAAATCCATTTTATTCCATTTGGCTTTTGTTATATTGGGAAAATATTTTTCTCGTATGGCATGACCAGCTTTTTCTAACACCTGTCTTCCAGTTCCTACCGTGGTCGTGTTCACTCCAGTCCAATTATTTACCGTAGTGGAATAATCAATTCTAGTTCCAGATGGACCAAAAGTTCCGCGAGTTGCTTGCCATTGAGACTCATCTTTTATGTTTATTGGTTCTGCTATTCTGGTATCTCTCCATTCATCCGTCCAAGGATCAATATCAACACTACCAACAAATACAAATACCGAATATGGATTAACATTTACAAATTTACTAGCCAAAGGTTGGTCTATAAACGTCTGAGTTGTATATGGTAGAGTGTATATTTCTCCGGTTTTTTGATAATTCTTGGATGCTCTCCTACTATTAATGGCAGTTTGATTGGCGATTTCGCTGGTTGTGGTGCCAAATAATAAAGCTCGCTCAAACAATTTAGGTGGATTAGGATCTTCATGGATAATAGGTCTAGCCATTCCACTAAAAGTATCTAAGGCGCATTTAAAATCTCTGGACGAAAGATCAGAGGCTGAAAATGTTTTAAAGTTATCTACTAAAAATCCATTTTTGAATCTATCTCGTCCTAAAGCATCTTTAACTGTTAAAGAATTGGTATCTTTTTCCAATAGAGATAGTGAAGTATAATATTCAAGATTTGAAATTCTATTCTCTAATTTTCCGATATCCTTCATGGTATATCGTTTGTTTTCTCTCATTTTTGGAGAGACGTGCTTTGTTGAAAATGTATATGCTCCAACATCAAGCTCATAGACTACCATTCCTCTATCAGGATCACTTGGAAAAACAGGAGATTCATCTGATTTTCCATACTTAATGTAAAAATCTTTGGTGTCCGGATCTAAAACCAGCAAATCTTTTCTAGGTAAATAAAAGTGATAATCGCATCTAACACTTTCCTTGGGTATGCCCAGTTCTCGGGCTATTGTTCCATTTATTCCTGATGTTCCAACCACTGGTCTAAAATCCAAGGAACTTGCCAAATCATAGGTTGAGCCATCAGTGGCCGTAAATATCGGTATATCACCATATTCCATTACAGCTTGAGGATTTGTTCCTCCCACGAAAGGATAAGAATTTACAGAAAAATATTCTCCATTTTCTGTATGCTCAAAATAATCGAACTCAACTCTAACTCGCCCTCTAGGTTTTGCATATCCTGGTCTAAGAGTAACTTTGGCAATATCGTAATAATGATCTCTTTGACCATTGTCCAAAGAATATATTCCTGTAATATCTTTACTTCCAGTTCCAGTTAAATTTTTATTATCTGAAGGTGTGATTGAGTAATCGGAACTTTCAACAATTCTGGTAATTCTAAGAACATCTGGTTTTCCTAATGATATTTCTGCAACATCAGCCCCGGCAGTTACTACAACCCCACCATCTTGATATGCACCGCTTACTAAATTGAATGTTCCTTTTGCCAAATTTTTTAGCTTTTCCTTAGAAGCACTTCCACCCAATCTAGTTGTGGTATAATGAACTTGATATCTGTCTCCGGAGTCGGCATCGTCGGAGTTTAACCATATTTCCAAGTTATTGTTTGTGCCTATATTTGGACGAATTTCCGCAAATCCTGCACTAGGTGTTCCGGCAGAATATGGAAGAACTTGCAACCAAGTTCCCGCAAGTACCGCATTTGCTCCGGTTCCAACTTTTGTGGTTTTAATAACCGAATAAGAATTTTGGCTAAATGGTTCAAACTGAGAGCCGCTAATTCCAGATATAGTTAATTTATTTCCAGATGGTTGCAGATCGCTTGCAATTTTTCTAACTGTATATGTAGTGTCTATTCCCGAATCTTCTGAATTAATACTACCATCGGCATATGCTGTACGGATTGTTGCAACTGGACTATCAGGCAATTTATAAACTAATCCGGCATTTTTAGAATCGGTTCTCAATAGTGTGTATAGATAGTCAATTTTTGCACCATTGGTCCAAGTATGAGTTAGGGTAGATTCTACAATCTGCAATATATTATCCGAAGTTGGATTTGCACTTACTTTATAAATTTTTGAAGTTGGTTGTCCGGCGTCAACTTCAATATAATCGCCGGCGGATAATAATTGAGACTCATCATTTCTCCACGAAGTTCCTGTCCCTAGTAAAAGTTTTTCTCCAATGAAAGTCAAAGACACGCCAGTAGTTGTGGCGGTCGCATTTGCAATCAAAGTAATTTGAGTTTCACTGTCTATAGAGTAAATTTTACTTGAAACTCCGGTGCCAGTAACTGACATTCCAACATACAAATCTCTTGTTGTGGATAAGTTAGCTACAACTTTTGAGTTATTGGTTATATTTCCAGTTCTGATTACATTAGGAACTCTACTTACAGAACCAGTCAATCTAAATCTTTCCAATTCAACGTCACAAGTGAAAGATGGATTGCTAGAGTAAATTGATTTAACCTGAGCGAAATCATTTGATCCAATCATTTGAACATTGAACAGAAACAGTCTATAGAATCTTGTATCGTTGGTACTACCAGATCTATATCCTGAAAAATTTTCTATTGTTAAAACTCTTGCAGTACCAATTTTTGTCCCCGAAGAAGATCCGCGAGTTGTTATTGGAGCATCATGTAAATCCACCGAATCATATGTAGAAGTTAGTCCACCAAAAATATTTTTTACAAAAATATAATTTCCCAGAGGTGTTGAAATAAAATTATTATTTCTAAATTTTAAATCTCTGGCTTTTTTAATAGGAACATTTGTCGTGCTTGTCTTTTCAATTCTATAACCTTTAACATAGGCTAACCCAGGATCAACAACTATTCCCAATCTATCATTACATAAAGATATAAAAGATGGTTGCTCCGCCGGTGCGGTAGAATTATACGATGCACCAGGATAATTTTTTCCATTGTACTCAACAGAAAGTCCTGGACTTTCCAGCCCGAATATTTGCACAGATGCGGCCGCGGCCGCGGCTGGAGTGTCATATTGAAAAATTTCCTCGGCATTTGCTCCATTGACATTTGAGCTATTTCTCAAAAAGTCTTTGATTTGTATTTGAAAAGATAGCACAGTATAGTCACCAGATTCTTCAAATGTTCTGGTAGCTAATTGCTTTTCTAATCCAAGATCCGATAAATCTGTTTTGGTGGATCTTTTTGTTACTTCACCCGACTGTATTTTTAAAAGCTCAACATAATCTTGAACATTTGTGGTGGAGTTTATTGGTAACTGAATTAAATTGGCTGCAATTCTTAATCTATCGGCGCCAGGTGCACCTATGTTTGGTGATCCTGTTGCATTATCCAGTAAAGAGGAATCTTCTATCCAAGTTTCCAAACTTTCAATGAATTCCAAACCAATACTTACAGTTGGAATATTTGTCCAATTTTGGTCTTGATCTATTTCTGGAGCTATGAACAGTAATTGCTCATCAACTAAAACAAATCTTCCATTATAAAAGAAAATTGATTTTTGTATTTTTGCAGCCGATACTGTTCCTACTTTATATGAGCCGGCAGATATTGTTGCCGATATAGGCGCATTTTCAACTGTGGTTATAGTTTGCTCAGGAGCAAATTTAGTATAAACTCCAGTTGTGTCGGCTTCCACATAGTTTAAAAATAATCTAACTTCTCCTAGAGAATCAGCCGGTCTTACTCCTATAATCTCAGCAGTAACTCCGGTATATAATCCGGCTGTACCTATTATTTTTTTTCCTAGCCAATAGGTTTTTAAATTATCCTCAGTGTCGGTGAACAAAGATGTTGAGGAGAGCAACTTAATAAATCCAACATTATTGATATATTTTGCAGCTTCTTCCGATCCTATTGGATAAACAACCGTACCATTATCAAATACAAATTTTCCCAATCTTTCCAATTGAGATTTTAATAGAGATTGAATTTGATTCAATTCTCTGGCTTGTACTGCTCTACCAGGTCGAAAAAGGATCTGATAAAACTTTTTATTTTCATTAAAATCATCAAAATATGGTGACTGATTAAGATTTACTGTTGTCATGTTATAACTTTTAATCTATAAACTTAGAACTATTTAGAACTCAATAATAGCTTTAATATCCTCAATTTGGTCTGGCGCTCTTAATACTGCTCTGCGATTTTCTTGATATAATATTTCACCTCTTTTCTTATTAACTTCTTCATTTGTAATTGCAGTAATAGTTGCGGTGAAAGGATTTAAAGACGCCGTTCCTTGTATTTGCTGTCCAACAACAAATGATCCATATCCGGTGGTAGGATTCTGAATAAATGTAATGGTAGCCGGATTCAATCCTGCGGCTGCTTTATAATCCAGAACTCTAGCCTTTACCCCAGTGCCTTGTTGAAATATCTCATCAAATGTTAAAGGATCGCCGACCACACCACTTAAAGTTAATTTTTTAGTTGCAATCAGAGTGGGTGCGGTAGATAATGTTGTGGTATTATAATCTCTAACGTCTCGTATAATACCCAACTGTCTATAATCATTAGTTACAGGAAAATCTCCTAAACCTTCATCGAATTGCAATCTTGCATTTAATAACACAAAAAATGCTCCTAAATCTCGTTCAATATCTGCTCCTAATCCACTATATGAAGGAGACAACACAGCCCTGGCTATGGCTCCTGATCCACCTAATGTATTTGGAATTGTTATCTGAACAAAAGTTGCTCCAGTGCCTCTATCCGTTATTTCAAATCTATCAAATTTTGCACCAACTATGACTGGACGTATTTTTAATGATGTAGTTCCGTTGCTAACAACATCTACTCTAGGTAAAATTCTAAAGGTTGAAGTTGGTTGAACTATAGGAGAACCCCCGCTTTCCAACCAAGGTCCAGTAAGAGTAATTTGACCGCTTGCAGAATATGATTGAATTGTATATACAGATCCAGCATCTGCGCCTGTTATTATGTGTATTTGCCCACCAGCATAAGCTCCCGCTGTAGTAGAAGGATCCGGATCTGATGGAGAACTTTTTTCAATAAATGCCTTTCCTAATCCACCATCATTTAAAATTGTTCCTGTTTGAAATTTTCCAGAATATGTATTTGTATATCCTGTTCCTTGATTATCCAGTTGAATAGAAACTACCTGCCCCGCAACGGCGTTGGTTTGTACTGCCCACTGATTTTCTTTGGTTCCATCATTTGAAGTTAATGTCTGAACTGGAATCCAACTATCTGTAACAAATTTTGTAACATCCGAGGCTGTAAGAGTAGCCATATATTTCCAAACATATCCATCGGTAGTTGAATAATCAACCAAGTTAGTTCCAGGATTAGAAGTTGGTCTAACTGGCTTTAATGTACTTGCATTATTATTGTTGTTGTTGAGACACACAAAAACATCAAACTGATCATTGATAACATAAAAATTTCCAGCCAACTTACCTTGCAATCCCGCTTGCTGACTTCTTTCTATAGTTGGCTGTTTATATAAGTTGGAATCTCTGTCATCATAAACTGCATATATTGTATTTGGAGCCCAGTCTGACCGAGGAACAACCAAGGAAACATTGGCGGAATCTATCTTTTTTAAGCTCAACATTTCATCCCAAACTCTTTGCTCCTCATATTCGGTATCTTGAGGCACAGGAGGATTTAATTCTTCATTTTGAGAGCCAGTACCCCAAACAGTTGGCTTACCTATGAATAGATAATGATTTCTGGTAGAACTTTGAACGGTGAAATTTTCTAAGAAATCTCTGGCATTTTGAAGTTTAAAATTGTTTTTGATAATTGCAGTCATACTATATTATTTCCCTAGCTGTTGATGTTATTTAGTAAGTTCTATTTAATAACTGGATATTTCTTACTCCTAAGATTTTATAATCACAGCATCTGGAAGTATGTTTGTTACTAGATGCATCATGGTTTCTATATTTGCTGGAGTTAATCCTGCTTGGTCAAACACCGAAACTGGAGTAAGAGCCAATTGCATAGATAGATCTCCAAATATTCCAAAATAATTTGGAATTGTAGGCAATTCATTATTAGCATTGTATTTAGCCACCGGTTTATATCTATACCTATCTCTATAAATGGAATATCTGCTAGGTCCCAATATATGAGAACTTACATCTTTTGTAGGCTCATGTATAAACCTAATATTTGTTCCTAAATTTGGTCTGTTTGAGACACTTACCGATAAATTTAAAGTGTCTATACTCAATCGTCTATGATTTATATTTCTTTGTAAAGTAATCTCATTTAATTTTGTTGATGCATTAAATAGATTTTGTGTTCTAAATCCACCATATAACTTAAAACCAGCGGGATGTAAAACTTCTTTTATCGCGGATCTATAACTATCAATAGTTTCATTTACATATATAACATAGGAAAATTGTTGATAAAATTCCCCATCGTGTATAAATTTAGAAACAGATAGTTGTCCATCTTCATTTAAATAATACCCATCGTATGAAATTAAAGGACCAAATTCAATGTCTATTAACGCATCCTGGTAAATTTGCTCCGGTCGGAATAAAACATATTTTTTTATAGATACGGATTGAGAATATCCTAAGCCAGGATCCAAAATTCTCATCTTTTGTATTTGTCCTAAAGATCCCACAGAAGTTATTTCTATTTCTAATCCTACTCCTGGCTGATTGATTGGAGAAACTATTTTAAATTTTTGTCCAACCGAATATCCATTTCCAGAATATTCTATTGTGGGATTAAGATCCTTTGATACAGTCACACCAATTGGATTAGTGTATAGAACAGCAGTAACATTGGTATTAGGAACATCCAATTCAATTATCTCATCGGAAATAAAATCGCCGGTTATACTTGACTGATTTAAAACCAATTCATAACCCACCGTATTATCTTTTTGTATGCGAAACAGCCTCTCAACAAATGCTGTTGCATTACTAACCGTTCCTCTAATTCTGTTTGAGATGAATAAATTTGGAGATCCATTTAATAAAGAAATTCTAACAGCTTTAGGTTTAATCCATTTTCCATCGGATACTTTAAGGATGTCTGTTCTGGGATAGTAAAATTCTGGATTTAGCCCGTATAATAATCTGAAAAATAATTCAAAAGACTTTTCAGTACCTCTTGCACTATAAAACTGACGTATATTTTTAAGCAAGTTGGCTTTATCAGCCACAATATTTCTAGGAAAATTTACCAAAAACTCTCTAAAAAGTTGCTCAAGATACTTGTCTTGACTAAAATCTATGTCTTGATTATTTAATAAATTGGCTGAGTGATTAAGAACTTGCTCTTGGCTTTCCATCCACTCATAATAACTACGCATAAATTCCAAGAATCTGGGGTGATTATCCCTAACAAATTCTGGAAACTGAGAGTCAATTAATTGACTTATTGTGGTAGTTAATTTATCCATTTTATGATAATCTTAGTTTTGATATATCCACAACAGTAACATCTATATCGGAATCTTCCAATATTAACATTTGATTTCTAAGAGCTATGATATCATTGTATTTTGGTGTTATGAAGAATGTAATATAATTTTGATTATTTGGTATAGAACTAACTAACAAATCCTGTATAGTTATGGTTCCATTCTCATAAAAAACTGTGCCTATCGAATCATTTAAAATAACTTTTACGCCAGTGGAAGAAATATAGTACAATACTATTTTTCCTCGACCATCATCCGCCAAAGATACCAAATTATTATTAAAATAGAATTGAGAGCTGGTTATAGAAAATACAGAATTGGCAGAATCTCCGGTATCTATTTCGTTATTTAAAACTATAGATATTTGATTTCTGGAGTTTAATGTTGGTATAATTTTATATTTTATACCAACATCCGATATATTACTAACTATTGAAGCATCTGCCGCATCGATATATTTTGATAGCGTTGAAAATCTAAAATCTGAATCAAACCCAGAAATATTTTCTTCCTTAAATGTTTGTATAGCTGCATTTACCTTGGATTTTATAGAATCTGCACTAAGAACAGTTTTTCCGGAGTTATAATTTACCTGTGTAGTCAATGATAAACCTATATATTCTGGTTCAACTATTATTACTTCCAAGGAAACCAAGTTTCTACTTCTAATAGAATTTATAATTGATGTCTTATCATCTAAATTTAAAGAGGTTCCAGTTTTAGGTTTAATAGCACAAAATACTTTTCCATATTCAGGAGGAACATTTTCTTCTCCACCCCAAACTCTAACATATTCAGCTAAAGATATGTCTTTTAAAATTAAAGTTTCATAATCATTTTTGGTAACAGCACGATTTTGAGATTCATAAAATCTAGGAGCCAAAAGTTTAACCGATTCTATGGTTTCTGGTGCTGCGTATCCACTAGCTGAACTTAATGTAGTAGCAGATGATGTGGCTGCTGATGCTATAGTCATTAACGCCGGATTGTCTAACGAAGTGATAAGACTTCCTGTTTTAAAAACCGAAGCACCATCTGCTCCATCTCCGGTTGATGCAATATACTCTATTGAGACTATATTTCCATCAACTAATCCTTTTCCTACTATATTGTCTCCGAAAACAATCTCGTATAAATCTCCATCAAAATTATATGTTTCTATGAAATAAGCTGGAGAATTTGAATCTAATAAATTTATATCTGTATTTGGTAAAAATGTAGTAAAAGCGGAACTATTTGCGTTGTCTCTAACAGTAACCAATATGGTAGAAGTATCCACTCCACTGTTTGGTATAACATACTTTTGCTTTATTGGTAAGGTGGTATCTACTGTATAAGAATGAGTAAATCTTTTACCTTCAACCAACTCAACATTTCTGGCTATAAAGGTTCTTGTTCCAATTTTTTCAAAAAATACAGCCACTCTAGGGAAGAAGGTGTATCTTGTATCATTGGATGTAGTATAAAATTCTTGATTTTTTGATAGTGCAAAATTAGTAGGAACCAAATCTGCGTGAGCATCGCTTTGGAAAGTAACTTGAAAATCAATTTTGGCTTTTATTGAAGTGGTGGACCTAGGAGTATATCCCAAATGCTTTGCTCGGGAAAAAACATTTTCTTTTATAGCCGCACTGTCCAAAAACATTTCATTGGCGACCATGTTTAAGTAGAATGAATTGTAGGCGGTATTATACGCTAAAACGTCTAGCAATACCGACATTGAAGATCCATCAAAGTTATAGTCTTTAAATTTGTCTTGAGATTTTAAAAATGTTTTAAGATTCTGTTTTATTAGTGCAAAATCCAATTCGCTATATTTTATTTCGGACATTATCTAAGCCTTTCTAAAAATATGTTTACTGTTGTTATCTCAGATATGTTATCTATGGAAAATAAAAGATATAAATCATAACCAAGCTCATCTGGAGTAACAGACACTTGCAAATCAACTACTGTGACTCTAGGCTCATATAATCTTAAAACATCCAAAACCAAAGTTCTTATGCTTATCTCGGTCAGTGGAGTAACAGGTTCAAATAGCAACTGCTTTAAATTTGCACCCAAATTAGGAGCAAATAGTCTTTCATAAAGACCAGTAAACATTAAATTTTTTATAGCCCTCTTAATAGAATCTGAATCCATAAGAGGAATTATATCTCCAGTGGCTGGATGCGGAATGAAATCCAAATCAATATCGGAAAACTTCTTTACGTTTTGTTTTCTTAAACTTTCCATCTGATGATATAAAAATAGTCTATTCTATTTATTAAACAAAACCACAATATACTAAGATAATTTATCATTATATGGTCCAAACTTACATTGATGCCGCTCTGAGCTATCCAATATAAGCATAGGTCTTCCATTTACTATCCAGAATAACTGTTTAGGATAACTGGCTCCTGGCTTAGACCATCTGGCTAATTGTCTCACACCATCTTCAAACATATCCATTTTGGTTGGAGTATCAATTAATTTTCCTGGGATATGAACAGGTCTAACAACCCGCCATTCAGTAATAGCGCCGCTAGGATCTTCATATTTAATCAATACAGACTCTAATGCTCCAGTTGGAATAGCTTCTCTTAATTCGTGTGAACCCATGGTGGCACTAAGAGTTACTAAATTACCATTACTATCAGATACAGGTTTCCAAACGTCTCCTACAACTCCATTGGGTATGAAAAACCCATATTTAGGTCCACCATCACCAGAAGATAGTGTCTTTTTCAGTGTGTCCTCAATTAATTCATTATTTTTATCATCATCCGAATTTTCAATTTCACTAGGAGGTATAACAACGGGTGGAGTAAGTAGCGGTGGTATAGTAAGAGGAGGTATAAGAGGAGCTGGTCCGGGACTCAATCCACCCACAAAATTTCCAGTAAAAGTATTGGATCCTATAGTTAAACTGGTAATTGCAGTGGCGGAAAGAGATATGAAAGCGGATCCATAAACAAAGCTATTATATACACTATTCATACTAGGAGCGGAAACATCAGCCGCGGTAATAAAACCAGCAACATCTAATCCAGGCGCATGAAAAGTTGCTGGGGCTCCATCTGTTTTAATATTAACTTTAGGAGCAATTAAATCTATACTATCTTCGGAAATTAATTGAATTTTTTTAGCCGATTTTATTTTAACTGGTCCGCCGGTTGTGTTGATATAAACACCCTCAGCTATTGTTCTCCATTCAGATCCTCCAATACTTTCTGTAAAATCACTCTCTATTAAAGAAGTTCTATTTTTAACTCTTTCAGTCATATCCCCTACCGCGTCAAGAGTTACATTACCGCCAACAGATGAGTTTAAATCCGAGCCAACCTGCTGATTTAAATTTGATGTGGATTGCAAGTTTATATTTTGTCCAGATTTTAATTTTATTCCAGTTTTTGCGTCAACATGATATGTTTTTCCCGTTGAGTTGAAGTAATCCTCATATATTATATTATATTCGCATTTTACTACTCTATTTACTTCATCACCAGATGGATGAACTTCATTGAATGTTCCGCTTCTGTGATATCTGTGGAGTCTTTCTGCTCCTGGAGTGTCGTCAACCTCCATTACATGCCCAGATTCGCTTTCGTAAACGTGATTGTATGGATATACAGCATTATATGGAGTAGGAGGTTCAATAAATGATGTTGGTGTGGATTCTGATCCACCCACAGTATTGCCAGAATATCCAGCACCTTCTATTGGGGTTAGCTTTTGTTTTTTTAAGCCTACTATTGTTTGTTCTATGTTTTCGTTGCGACTAAGCCTAGAGGTTGAAGGCTCATTTAATCTATCTGTTAAGGGATAAGATGAGGCGGGAACTTGAGGAATTATATCGGCATATCCATCAAAAAATTCACCACCAGCCACAATTTGTCTTATTAAAAGCTCGGCATCATCCTCATTATATTCACCGTTTTTATCAACATCAAACTTTGATTTTGTTATATCAAAAGTTTCACGCAATTCTCCAAACGCTAAATTTGTTCCAGGTAAAATGTTATCATTTGCAAATCGTGACGCGGTTTCTGTTAGACCATTTTCTAAAATATCTAAACTTAAAAGATCGGTTAATTCTGTTATTTTACTAACAACAAAACTAACAGCCTTGTTTAATAGACCCTTTACCTCATCGGTAATTTCATCCGCAATTTCAATAATTTCATTTACTGCGGAAACTATTCCTGTAGGAAGTTCAGATAGTTTTAATATTTCCTTATCCAAAAATAGCGCATCAATAATTCGTATTAGAGATGGTATAATATCTTCGGGTGGATCCAATTTTGCAACAAGTCTAAGAAAAGAAACCTTTGTTAAAAATGGTTCCGTTGGTTGAGTAGAAGTCATGCTAGGTGGGCGAGGTGTTGATACAAGCTCTTCCGGAGTGGTAGGATCCGAAAATCCTGTGGCTGGATCAGCAGCTTTCTCGTCTATTCCTGGAATATAACCTATAACAATAGGCTTTTGTGCATCAGGTCCATCAAGAAAAAATCCCCAACACCAATCACCTTCTTTGAATCCAACCGGATTTCTTCCATTATCAATGGGTAAACTAGGTAATGCCCAAGGAAGATCAGCAGTTGGTAGTATTGTTTTGTCATCGGTGTGCCATCCAAATATGCGTACACGAACACGACCTAGAAATATAGGATCTTTTCTATCTTCAACAACACCTTTCCACCAAATAAATCCATCTTTACCAAAGAAATTTGATTCCATAAATAGCAATACAATAAAATTATATCACTATTTATGAATGTTATCTGGAATGTTTCTTGCAAACACAGCGCAACCAAGAATCTCCAATGACCTCTCCTGGATCACCACAAACCTCACAGGTGCTACTGGATTTTATTCTAGCGTCTTCTATTAAGCCCTCTAAGGTTTCATTATAAGAATTCAAATAGAATCTTAGTGTTCCAAATTTTTCTTTTACTTGCACTGCACGAATATTTTCGACCACCTCTTCTGGTATCGTCAGGAAGTAATCTTGGATTTTAGAGCATAGCTCCACTAGCAAGTCAGCCCAACCGTCACCACACTCGAATCCAAAGGTTTGGATTCTAGTCTCCAATCCAAACTCAAGCTGCAAGGGAACAGTCGTGTTATCAGAATTAAATGCTCTTATATCACGAAACAAAGATGGACAAACTGCTATGATTCTATTTGTATTTTCAATATTCATTGTTATACGAAATCCTCATCGTTTTCCACATCACATGCAGATAGACTAGCTTGAGAATATATTTTTTGGTACAAATCTCTAATAGACTTGGCTCTTTGCGCCATTTCAATCAACTGTTTTTCTTTTTTGTTTCTAAACGCTCGCAGAATGTCATCTTCATCAATGTAGAATCCAATTTTGGAATAAACCAAATCAACTGCTTTTGGATCACCACACTTTAACATAGTATGAAGTTTTGCATCTTCGGGAAATAGTTTTTGTGCCTGTTTAATTATTGAATATTCATATCGCATACTGCATTATCTCCTATAAAATTAACTATCAAACCAACAAACAAGTCTAGTTCTAATATCAGGGTTGCATTTTTCCATGGAATCCATTGTGCTTATAGTTGTATATAAACATGGAGATTCCAAATCAGAAAAGGTATAATTCATTAATTCAAATTGATTTTTAGAATTAATAAAATTTAAAAGTTCTTTGCTTTTCCTTTTTGATAGTTGAGACCAATAGGTTGTATATTCTATCAAATAGTTTTTTCTAATTTTTTTTAGTTCATTTAAATAAAACCAAGTAGGTGTGTGCAAATCAGGATCGCAAAGCAGTTCAACACCATTAATATTTTCAATGTCTACTTTATAACCCTTTGAAATATACTTTTCATCCAATTGACTTTTTGAAATTGTATTTGAATATGGATGCCAAGTATAGCTATAATACCCACGAGATTGCACGTCATTTAAATACTCTTGATATTCTTTATCGGATAAAATCAAAGTATAATAGTTTGATGCAGCCACATAGCTTAACCTTGGAGATTTAGGTATACCCCTAGGTGATATTTCCGGATCAATCATACATCTAACACCGGCTAAACATCCAAATAAAGTATAATTCCTGCAAAAATTTAATTCTCCGGAACTAAAAGAGTGAACAAATGGTGTGGAATCTTTTTCAAACTCTTCTCTACTATAAAATTCTATATAACAATGTATATCACAGCCCATAAAAATAACTTTCAAATAAATGCTCTATCTTTTTATAGTACACTATATAATTACCGGTGTCAATCAACAATTACATAGTTGAGTATCTTTTTTTATTTTCATCAACCGCAGTCTTATACATTTCTATTAATTCCAAAACGGAATCTTCGTCTTCGGTGTTAAAGGAATCCTTTCTTAAATATTGAATGTGTGTATCCAACATCCACAATTCCTTGTGTAAATCATCGTCATCTAAATTTTGCAGCAATTCTTTGTATTCTTCCAAATTACGCTTTATCATTTTTATCTCCTTTTTCCAAAGATGCAACAGTTAATAAATGATATAATCTATCCAACATCTCATCAGAAAGTTGAATAGGAATATTTTCATTTAATAGTTTTAAAATTAAAATTGGATTATTATCCAAATAAGATAAGTCGGCTTGAAAAATTTTCAACGGTTTCATAATAAAAAGTTAATTAGATATACTAACTTCTAGTCAGTTTAACAATTTTTTGTATTTGACTTTCTATAGCTGGCTTTCTGTTAGGCCAATATATGTATTCCTTATCGGCGGTCTTTAATAGTTTCATCAAAAATGGCACCATTAATTTTTCCAATTCGGTTAATTTCTTTTTGTATGATTCCACAGTTTGTTCAGATTCGTTTATCGCCGAATTATACTCTTCTTCACTAACAGCAGAAAAGCCAAAATCGTCCTCTAAAGAGGAATATTCACTGAGTATGGATTTTATGTCTATTGTATTATCAGCCATATTTACAATCTGTTCAAATTAAATTGATAAACTTTAATGCCCAAGTCCGTATTATCCAACGAAGGAGATTCCGATATTTGAAAATGTAAATAAAAACAATCTACCCCTCGAGGATCTATTCTTATGATAATATACGCCAGTAAAAGTAGCAAATAAAATTTCATATTTCTGTAATTACGGTAACTAATACTATTAAACAAAATATCAACAGCATGAATAATAGCATATTTATCATAAAAATTCCACAAAAATAAGTAAGCTAACAGTCGGAATCGAACCAACAACCTATGGTTTACAAAACCATTGCTCTGCCAATTGAGCTATGTTAGCAAATGTAAATTACGTCCAAAGAGAACCTCTAATATTAACAATTAGATTTAGCATGGCGGTTTCTTCTTTATAATAATTTTCCTCTATCTCAATGGATTTAATTGCCTTATCGCTGCTATAATCCAAACTAAACCCCGATAAAACATCAGGATCTATTCTGTTAGGATAAACATCCTTCCACCACAAATAAACATTTTCCAATATCTTCATGTGTTCAATTTGTTCCTTTAGAGGTGCAGACTCATCGTCTTGCCCATCAAAGGACTTTATATAATCAATATGTTTTAATCCTCTCTCTCGGGAGCGGATTAAATTGGACGGTCTTACAGGCCAAGGAAGATATCTATATAATTTTTCTTTAAAAGAATTCTGATTTTTATCTGCTAACTGTAAAGCAGACAATTCTATTTCCACATAATCAACAACAAGCTGCATAACTGCGTGTAGCATTAGAGTATCTTTATCCCAATAATTTGGTTTTAAAGATTTTATTTTTATTGCAGTATAATTTTTAGTGGTTCTAAACGCAACATAATCAACAATTTTTCTGAAATGATAAAACATATATTATGCTATAAAATCTTGCCAATCATCTGTATCTTTTATTTTTCCAGTTTCTATGAAAAATGAAACTCTCAAAAACATCCAACGAAATCTATACACTTTTAAATCCGGTTCATAAATCCATTCATCTGCATAGGTAGGTATATTCTTAAATGTGGGAATAAAGTTCCATCCCATGGGGTTTATTGTTATGGTAATAACAACATTGGAGTTTTTTATTCTATAGAGAATAGTTTTCAATAATTCCATCTTGTAATCCCTTATCTAATATTCTACCCCAGCTTTTTGTATCACACTCTTGTCCTAGATTACCAAACTTTTCAGCATGTTCTAAAATTTCCGAGCAATATAATTGTTTGTCGGATTCAGGCAGTCTAGCCCATCTGGATAATATTCCATCAACAACCACATCAACAACATAGGTTCTTCTACCTAATGCATATCTAAAAGCGCAAAATAGTATAATATTATTATCACTTAATTCATTCATTGTATTATTTCCTATCTATTAAAAACGTGCTCGATCTTCTCACTATCAAATATATCATATCTTGATAAAGCAAACAACAAATCACTTAATCTATTAAGATATATTGGAAGATTTTTATCCCAACGATTAGCATCTTCAACTTCCAAAGAGTGAAGAGAATTTAAAAGCCAAATACTTCTCTCGGCTCTGCGACAAACAGTTCTTGCTATGTGTAAATAGGAATTTAAAATTGTTCCACCCGGAACAACACAGGAATTTAATTCTGGAATTGACTCACACAACTTATCTATCCAATTTTCTAGGAAATTTATATTTTCCTCGGTGATAACTTTTATTGCATCCGTAAATAGACTTGGAGAAGTAGCAATAATATTGCCAATATTAAATACATCGCTTTGAAGAATCAAAAGTAGCTCGACTAAACTTCTATTGTATTTTGTCTCTAGTACAGTACGAACCAAACCCAAATAAGCATTAAGCTCGTCAATGTCACCGATCGCATCGACACGAATAGAGCATTTTTCGATTCTATCGCCTCCGACAAGATGTGTAGTACCTTTGTCACCATTTTTAGTGTATAGTTTATTAATTTTTCCCATATTATACTCACGTTAAAAAATTAAGAACTCAAAAATTCAATATCGCTATTTATCATAATATGGTGTGTAAAGTATTATGCCCAAGGTCGGACTCGAACCGACACGGGATTTCTCCCCCGGGATTTTAAGTCCCGTATGTGCTACCAATTTCATCACTCGGGCTAATGAGTTTTGCTACAGACTTATTATATTAAAACACCAAACCTTAGTACACCACCTCCAAACCTTAGTACACCACCTCCAAACCTTAGTACACCACCTCCAAACCTTAGTACACCACCTCCAAACCTTAGTACACCACCTCCAA